TTGGTGGATTATCCCCGAACACCAATAAAAACGCGGCTTCGACGGCTTGCGGGTTGTCTGCCATGGTTGGCGATATCTCGACGTGGTACCAATCGCCGCCCGGAGCGCCGCTTATGTCGGGCTTGCTGTAACTACTCCACGCTTGACGGTCACAACGCCAGCCACGGCCAAAAGGTTTAGGAAAGTAATCCAATATTGCTTGAACGCCTAGCGCGTTGGCGTTGGCAACAACCTTGTTAATAAACTCAAGCGACGTTTTACGGCCTGTTGGTACACCCTTGTTTTTGTCTGCCAAGTATCTGTAGGAAAGGTCTACCGCTCGGCCCGTGGCGTGTACTGACAAGCTGCCGGGTTTGCCTTTCATGTCGCGTTGGCCCCATGAGCCGTTATTCCATAAACTTTTGTTGCTGTATTTAATCGCGCACTTAATCCATGCGTCCATACCAAGACGTGGGGCGGGTGCTGCCCCGTCGGCGTTGCCTATGTAATCTCGAGCGCCAGCAACACCGGCCTTAGCTTTAGCAACGCTCATTGGTCAAGTTGTGGCGTTTTGCTTTTAAGCCCGTTAGACGCAACAAGGCCGCTAAGGGTGCCAGTAAGAAACACAAGCAACGTGCTAAGTAGGTCAATTAGTTGGGCGTCGGTTGGTGCCTGTTCCATTGGCTGGTCTACAAACAAAATGCCGTAGATAAACGCAAACACGGTAAAGCTAAAACACACCGCCATAAGACGGCCAACAAAAACTATTAGCCCGGCGTGGTGTTGTTCAGGGGTTTTCATTGTCGCAACTCGCTTTCGTAAAACACTTATATTCAACATTTGTTTTAGAAATTGTGCAGCCATTAGCAACCCAAATTATGGCAACCATAAAAAGTAGGGCCGCATATTTAGCCCAACGGTGGCGGGTAAGGGTTTGCATCTTTAACGGCTTGTACTGCTAACTCCCAAGCCTCTTTAGTGTTTGTGCCGCGTTGCCACTCAAAAAATAGGCCGTCGGACTGTGCCTCGTATTGTGTGCGGCGTGTTGTTTCTACAAGTGCCACCTGCTGATTGTAAGCGGTAGTAGGCCATAGCGCGTCAAGTTCGGCTTGTGTTGGTTTTGGTGTTTCGTCTAACCATTCGAGGCCGCTGTAGTCGTCGCCGTTGAGTGACCATAGTGTGCCGGGGTAGTTGGCTGTTAATACTGCGGCATAGTTGGTCATGCTGAAATCTCCATGACAGTAATTGTTGATATGGTTCTAAAAATATAGTTAAAATCCCCGTCATTGGAGTTTTGGTTTACATAAACGGTTTGTGTGACGCCACTAGTGTGACCAACAGTTACCGCATAAGTCGTAGCAGAAGTTGTAGCAGGGCTATCCAAAAAAGTTATTGAACCACCCGAGTTAGTTCTGTCTAAATCGGTACTAGCACCTGCGCCGCCTGTTGCCTGTTGCCGGCTACCAGCCGCCGCACCAACACCGATTTTTGCGCCGCCTTTAGTCAAAGAAAAATACATTGAGTTTGCACCCGTAGTTACACCCATAGTTACTGTTGCCATAACAAGTATTTTTGAGGTAGCAGAACTAGGAGTAATTGCAACCGACAAACCTGTTACCGCTGTTTGTGCGCCTGCCGCCACGCTTGCGCTAAAGGTATCGGTCTTAGCGGTGCTAACAACTTGCAGCACACGAAACGCCCCGCGCAAATCGTTTAACTGTGCAGCGGTTAATACGTCGCCGCTTACAAACGCGGCAGGCAGGGTTGTTGGTGTGGCCATGTTTCTACTTTATCCTAAAACGGGTTGCGGGTCGGTTATTCCTAAAATGCCGTAAATTGCGTCATTCAAAATAAATTCGTACACAATTACCGTAGGGCTGGTACTGATTAGGACGCTATGCCCGGTAGCAAAATTTAGGCGGTGTTCTATGCCCTCAATGGCGAGCTCTTGGGCTAGTTGGGTTGTTGTTAGCCCTGTTTGAAAAGACTTTTCTATGGTGATGGTGTCGCCAATTTCTAGGGTTGCTACCGTGTCGCGTTGTGCAGCTGTTAGGACGGCAAACGTCGTTTCTACTGACGTGTAGCGGGCCTCCGGTTGGCCGTTTAGTAGGTAGTCCGCGGCGTCGTCCACCTCGCCTTGTAAGTGTAAAAGGCTGTTGCCAATGCTGTTGGTTTGTATAAAGTACGTGGCAATGCTGCCAGCGTCTACAGCGGTAGCGGTTTTGTTGTCAAGGGCGGTTACTACCGTTCTATTTATTACTTGGTCGGCTTCGAACGATATGCCTACGCCCGTAAATTTGAGGGTGCCGGGTGCGCCGTCGTCGTGGAAATCTGCAGAGCTGCCCGCAAGGGTGTTGCCGATACGGTTTTGAAAGGTTAGGACGCCTGCTCGAGACATAAAGAGCCGCCCAAATTCGGCGGTGTTGTTTATTTGGGTTAGGTAGTTAAGTACGTTGGTACCAGCTGGCACGGTGTAAGCGCTGTCATGGCCGAGGTTTACGGTGCCTGTAGCAATGTTGCGGGCCGCTATCGGAAACGCTACCTCGGGTAAATCTAAGACGGTTTCTATGCGCTCGCCCGAAGTTTCGGCGGTTACGTTGAGCTCGTCCAACACGGTTTGACTTAACAAATAGAATTGGTCGGCACAATAAACCTCTACGGTGTCGGTGCCGCCAAGGCTAAAGTTGTAGTCGTAGTTGACAACGTATCCGTTAAAAATGTACTCGGGGTTGCCAAGGGTGTCGTAACGCAATAGGCGTACCTCGCGCATTGGGGCTAGCCCGGGTTGCGCGTTGGCGGTGTCAAAAAATGGGCTGTCTTGATTAAACGGATTGAACACGCCAGCGGCCAACGTGTCGTCAAGGGTAAAAGTCATGGTGCCAGCGCCAAAAGTGTCGCCTTGGTCGCGGCGTCCACGTCGTACGTTTACGTTTAGCGCGCCGTCTAAAATGCTTGCAAATTCGCCTACACCGTCTAACACGTACTCGGTATTGTTGAGCACCCCACGCGTACTGTCGTTGAGTGTAAACGCGTTGACTTGAAACCCTGTGTCTATTTGTAAGTCATAGTTGCCCGATTGGACTACAGCTACAGCCATGTTATGCCACGTTTAGTTGTAGCGGGCCAGCGGTACGCGAATATGCCCGCAATGCGTTAACAACGCTTTGCCCTATTTCGGCGCTGGTAGACAGGCCGCCAGCCACGTTAATAGTCACTCCGCTACCACCCATGTTGCCCATTTGCGATAAGGGTATAACAGCCTCGGGGCCTGCCTCGCCAATCATGGCAAGCGTTGGCCCGGTCACTATGCCGCCGTCCGCCATTTTAGGTATCGAGCTGCTAATAGTGGAAACAATACGGTTAACCCGTTCGGTTACTACTACGTCAATGTTTACCGAGCGCTTTAGCTTGGCGGCTATCTCGTCCATTTTGGCCATAATTTTTGGCGTTAATTTGGTTAGCTCTGCCTCAAGGCCGTTAACAATAAAGGTTGCTTGGTCTACGCCTGTCTTGTACCAATTATTGGCGGCTTGTAGTCCTACCTTGTCGGCTGCCGCTTTTGCGGCCTCTACAAGCGCGTTGGTTTCGTCTATAGCGGTTTGCCCGCCCTTTACAAGCTCTAGGGCTATTTCGGCGCCAGCAACGTTGCCAGCGTCTAGCACGTAACCTAATGCGTCTTGGCTTAAACCCATCTCAAGGGCTTTGCCGAGGTTTACGGAATACTCGACAACGCCTTTAACTTGGTCACGTAGGGCGTCTATAAAGCCTTTAAAGCCGTAGTCGCCTGACTCGAGCGCGGCGTTAAAATCTAGGGCACCCTTAACCGCGTCGCTTACCTTGCTAGCAAACCCGTCAAACTCGCCTTGAGCCTCGGCCAACTTATCCTTAGCGGTATCTACAGCCTCTGTAAGTTTTTCTTTAAGCGCCTCGGCAAAACTCTCCACCTCTTTTTTAGCGCCGCCCACGTTGTCTTTTGTCTCTTTAAATTTAGAATTAAATACACCGGCAGCGTCCGCTACGCGCATTTGCTGTTGCGCCGACAAACCAAGCGCCTTGTTGTATGCGCCTGTTTCTTGCTCGGCGTCAAAATAGCCCGAGCCAATAGCCTGCAAGCCGTTAACAAACGCCGATATTGGGTTTATTAGCTCGAGGATTAACTTGCCAAATTTGCCAACCTTTACCGTAGCGTTAGTTGCCGGGGTAGGCATATTGCTAAACGCGTCGTTAATTTTTACTAAGCCGTTAGCAAAATCGGTTGCCGCTGGCAATAGTTGTTGGCCTAGTTGTATTTGGAAGTTTTTAAACAGGGCGCTAAGGGTGCGCTGCTTGTTGGCGAGGTTGTCGGCTGTCCTAGCAAAGTCGCCTTGTGCGTCGCCTGTCTGTTTGTAGATAGCGGATTGTGCCGCCAAAATCTTTTGTTGTGCTGTTAGCGCCCCACTGCCCTTGTATATGCCTAATTCCATTGCCTCGGCTTTTAGGGTGGCGTCGTTTAGCAATACACCAAAACGGCGTAGAGGCTCTGCCTCGCCGCGTAGGGCCGCGCCAATGGCCTGTACGGCTTCCTCGGGGGTTGTGTTGTTAAACGAGGCTAGGTCAGTAGACAGCGTTACAAAGTCGGTTGTAAACGTGCTTAAATCCTCGCCAGCTAGCCCTGCAGCTTTACCAAATGTGCCGAAAGCACCGGCAGCGTCGAGCACCGATTGTTTAGATTGTCCAAGCTCTCGAGCGGCAGTATTGGCAAAGTCTTTAACGCTCTTGGACGCGCGCCCAAAAATTACGTTTACCTTGCTGGTTGCTTCCTCAAAATCCGAGGCCGCTTTAATAGCCGGGGCAATAACTTGGGTTATCGTGCCGATAGCGGCGGCAGCTGGCAGCAATGCGCGCTGCAAAATAAAACCCGCTTTTTGGGTTGTGGTAGTCAGGCTTTTAAATTCGCGTTGAGCGTCGGCAACACCCTTGCCACTAAAGCTTGTTAAAATCGGTATGTTAATTGCCACGGGTCACCACCAAATTACGGTTTGTCTGTTGCATAACTTTACCCACAATGCTTAGTAGCTCGGCGGTTACTGCCGAACGGTTGCTTTCCACGGCCTTGTCAATAACACGTGGGGCGTCGCCTACCTCTTTATTTAGGTTGGCTATAAACGCGGTGTTGCGTACTCCGCTAATGCCAGCGCCCGCGTGGTCATAGATAGCGCCAGCAAAACTCTTTTGTTGTACCACCATTAAACGGTATGGCTTGGCACCGTACACAACTTGCCGGGTGTAGCCGCCTTGGTCAAAATCTACGTAACGCTCTTTAGTTGCTCGTACACCTACGCGCACGTTAAACCCGCCTTGCACCTCGGATATGTTCCAACCCGCCTCTCGGCCACGGATTAGCGAGCCTCGACGCATACCGGATAGCGGGGCACCGTTGCTACGCGATTGTGTAGAAACCATGCTTCGCGCCTCTTGCACAATTTGGTTTCCAACGGTTTTAATGTCTTTAGTTACTTGCCGCCTAATTTTGCGGTCTATGTCGTTTAACTCTTTTAACGCGTTTTGCACCCCGTAAACGTCAATTTGCCCGGTTATGCCCATAGCGTCGCTACCTTTTTTTGTGTGCCTCTGTCAACACTTTAGCCACCGTCTGCAAGTCTTGTAGCTCAAACGGGATATTAGGCGGCCACCAACCGACAGCTACTAGCACCTCGGCTAGCTGGCGTCTGTAGGTGCCGCTTCGGTAAAACTTGGTTGCTCTTGCTCGACAACCTCAATGTT